AATGGCGTAGCGTAGTTCCAGCTTATGACGCCGACGGAAATGCTAAACGTACTCATGGAGTATTTTACTCAGACATCGGAACAGTCTGGGACGACCTAACGATGGGAGACCTATGAGCGAAGAATTTTTATCTAAATCTAAATTTAGTAAGATGATCGAGGAGGCTGTTGTACAGAAGAAGCTATCCTATATGGATGCTATCCTCGACATCTGTGAAAAGAACGACATCGAACCAGAAGATGTTCGAAAGTTTGTGAGTCCTATTATCAAGGGCAAACTTGAGGCTGAGGCAATGTCTCTTAATTTATTGCCTAAAACAAATTCATTGGATGATAGTTTTTTTGAATAAATACTTGTACATTATGAATTATCCAGTGTATAATATATTTCAGTAACATTTCAGTAATACGAGGTAACATATGAGTTTTGCAAACTTAAAACGCAATCGCGATCAAATATCAAATTTATTACAAGCTGCCGAAGCAGTCGGTGGTGGTAATACAGAAAAGAAATCCTATGCAGACGAAAGAATGTGGAAACCAACGGTTGATAAAGCCGGTAATGGTTATGCAGTCATTCGTTTTCTACCAGCAGGTGAAGGAGTCGATGTACCGTGGGCCAGATATTGGGACCATGGTTTCAAAGGTCCACAAGGCCAATGGTATATTGAGAAGTCATTAACATCTATTGGTCAAACAGATCCAGTCGGTGAGATGAACTCTCTACTATGGAATTCTGGTATCGAAGCAGACAAAGATAAAGCACGTACGCAGAAGCGTCGACTTCATTATGTCTCAAATATTCTTGTTGTATCTGATCCAGGTAATCCTGCCAACGAAGGCAAGGTATTCATGTATCAGTACGGTAAGAAGATCTTTGATAAGATTATGGATATGATGCAACCACAATTCCAAGATGAAGAACCGGTAAATCCGTTCGACATGTGGGAAGGTGCTAACTTTAAACTGAAGATTCGTCAGGTTGAAGGGTATCGTAACTATGATAAGTCTGAATTTGCATCGACAAGTGCATTAGCTGATAACGATGAGAAGTTAGAAGCTATCTACAATCAAATGCACGATCTATCCGAGTGGACTGATCCAAAGAACTACAAGACATACGATGAACTAAAGACTAAGTTGAATAGTATTCTTGGAATGTCTGCTCCTCAAACAGTTGCCGCAGCCGTATCTTTAGATGAGGTTGAGCGACCAGTTGAACCAGCAGCAGCTTTAAATCCACACATTCCACAGGAACCTGTAACTGCTGAGCAGGTATCGGAAGAAAGCGAAGAAGATACTATGAGCTACTTCGCACGGTTGGCAAACGCCGACTAACCACCAAAGAGCGAGCGCATATAGTCTTTACTGTATGGCTCGCTTACATCTCCCATTGGAGTTAAATTAGTAATATTTTGTGTTGAAGGACCATTAGTTGTAGAACCATCTATAACAATTGGCATACTAGCCGCTTGAGCTTCTGCTGCACTTAAGTCAAGACCACCTGTTTCTTCTACTAAATTTCTAAAATTACCAGATGCATTTGTACCACCGAATGCTCTATTGATTAGGCCTGCACTAACATTAGCCTCATCAGGTGTAATTATACCATCCCCATTTTTATCAACTGTTCTTAGCATACCTAATCTTTGGAGAGTAAGCTCTTTATTTTTAGCTAATATCTTTTCTTGTTCTACTTTACTCATGTCAGCAACTGGAACTACAGGTGGTTCTTCTTCACCACCAAAGATATTAGTAATAAAGCCAAATACTCCATCGAGTAGATCTGTCATTTTTTTCTTAAACTTCATCCATTGTTCATTAAAAAATTCTTTGTCTGTGAATGACTTTACTATGAAGTTAAATATCTGCCTTGGTATATCTAGAAGATTCTTTAGTGCGCCAGTAAGTAAGTCTTCAAAAGAAGTTTCTTTTAAAGTTTTAAATACACCATCTTCTGTTACTTCGAATCCAACAAATTCTGCAACTTTAAATATAAGAGATTTTATAAGATCTAGTGGTGCACCTAAAAAATTACCTAAAAATTTACCAATAAAATCTGTACCTTGTTTCATAATACTAGCTTCATCTGTTACCATCCATTCATCAAAAGCTGCTTTGAATGATAAGAAGAATCCAAGAGGTTTAAGTATTTTACCAAATACACTAGCTATCTTTCCTAATGAACCACCGCCTAAAGCACCTATTGTCCTAAAGAATGCAAATATAGGCTTACCTACTCCTTTTGCAAACTTACCAATTCCGTCAGATATATTTTTAATAGGATTCATAATCCTACCAAACTGAAACTTAAACCTTTGAAATAAGCTCTTCTTCATTAATTTAGGGTCAGGTTTTGCCTTTTCTACTAATTCACCAGTTGGGCCTAATCCAAATGATTGTAACGCTGCAATCCTAAAAGCGTTCATTCTCATACCAATTTTAGTAGTTATTGGTGTCTTTTTAAATCTACCTTTTGCGTCTCTTGTTAACTCTCCGGCTTCTGTTAAGCCGAATGATAAGAACAATGCATTTCTTATTCCTCTTGCACCATCAAGTATTTTATCACCCCAGCCTGCCCATTTTTTAATACTTTTAATTGGTTCTAAAGCCCACCCTCTTAGTCCAGCTGTAGCTGCGGTAATTGCTAATATTCCACCAGTAAGAGCTGCTAAGTTACCTAACAGACCTTTTAACAATGCCGCAGGATTTAAGAATAAACCTAAGCCTAAACCATCTTTATTGAGGTTCGCAATAGGTGATGCAAATGGTATAGTGTTACCTTTACCTTTACCTTTTTTAGCTTCTCGTTTATTTTCTAACCCTTGAGTTCCTCTTTGGAATTTTAATTCTGCAATAAAATCCATCAAGGCAGTACCTTGAGTATCTAACTTTTTGTTAGTTTCCTTGATTTCTTTGACTACGTCTTTGAGACTCATAGAGCTCCCAGCAGGTCCGTTCCCGGTCGACTTAACCATGTCTATCCCTTTGTGCTTGTTCTTTTTGTTCTTTTATATGTTCCATTAACATAGACAAATAAACTTCTCTTTCCCATGGTATTAATCCGTCTATCTCATTCAATGAATAATTATGATGCTGCATAAGCTGAAATGTAGAATCATAATATTGCGCTAAATTAGTATGAGATAGACATATTAGAAAAAAGACTGTATTCCTTTCAATTCTTCTTTATTAACATGTCCACATGAACAAGTGTATTCTATATCATGTGCCATAGCTGGTATGTTTTCTATCCATTCACGTATGGACTCAAATTGATTTGTATTCATACTCTCTAAAAACTCATCTAATTCTTTATGGTCTTCTTTTTGTAATTCAATTATAGAGTCTTCAGTTCTTAAAGATTTCAAACACATTCTAATCATAGCAAATGTAGCTGCAGCGGTTTCACCTGATCTTACAAGATCATCCTCAAACAACTCAAGATATGAAGGATGCCTTAATTCTAGTTCCATACCTGGAGCTAATTCGATAATGCTCTTTGTGCCTTCTTTTCTTTTAATTCCTATATCATCAACTGGTATGACTATCTCATTAGTTGTTTCACAGGCTTCGCATGCAAGACCTACTTTAGTTGTTTCACCAACCGATTTAGCTCTTATTTTAGTAAACAAATATTCAATATCATACGTAGTTAATTCTCTAGTATTTAATTCATCTACTACACATGCTGTAATCGTATCTAGTATAGCTTGGAGAATATGATCTTGATCCTCCGATTCCATTGCCAATAGTAATACCTTTTCTTCCTTCACTAAAAATGGTCTAAATCTTACATTTTTATTTGTTGAGGGAATTGTAATACTATACTTTGGCGCTTCATTCAGTTTTGGCAGTGCCATAATATAACCTCATTAATTTACAATATTATTAATCGTATTTATTAGTGTTCCTACAGCTCTTGCATTGCGTGTACTAGTTTGCGTAGCATAGTGAGAGCTTCTCCAATTATCATATTCAAATCCGACTGTGAGCTCAACTAATCCTGGTTCATTAGTTAGCGATATCTCACCTAGACTTACTGGAAATGCATTGAGCAATGTAACTTCATATACTACATTAGCTCTTTTAAATATATCGATATCAAGAGTAATCGGTCCCAATCGTAGATCGGTATCTAAAGCAAAACCTTTTCTTAGTTGTAATATCTGCATATCTCTTGAATACTCAGACTTATAACCAGGAGTAAATGTATTCTGGTCAACAATTTTATTTTGCCATTGCTCAAAATAATTTTTAATACCGTAATCATTCAATACTTTGAATGACATTGTTATTTCTTCTGATGCAAAACCATATGCAACTCTAGTTTGTTTGACACCTATCATTCTATCAGATGAAAGTATTCTACGGCCTGGCAATGTTGTTCTACTGCATAGTAGATTTAACTCTCGAGAGCTGTATGCACCTAAGCTAGGTAATGTAATCAAATACTGATGCTGTTGAGCAAAGCCTCCTCTTGCCGAAGCGAGACCTTTCAATTCATTAATACTAGCCATTCCTCATCTTCCTTCTTGAGTCTGAATATATTTTACCTTGGCCTGCACCTCTCCATTGAGCTGCTGGCAAGAACGTAGCAATTTCCCATTCAGGTTTTTCAATTAAAGCAAATCTACTTCTGACTTGTGTTGTCAAATACCTATGGATTGTTGGTCTAAACCATTTTGATGGTAATCCATCACCGCCTAATAATGCATTTAATGCTTTAGCTCTTGTAGTAGGAGGTAGATAATGTAGATTTAAACCATAGAACCCACCTTCAGCCATTTGTGTTATAACGACAAGAGGAAATGCATCGAAGTACGGTAGCGTTTGCCTATGCTTTGCATTATAGTAAAACATATACATGTTACCAACTGGATTTCTTAAAGAGTCTTTTAACTTTATTTGCTCTTGGTTGAAGATTGTACCGCCAGTAACTTTACCAAGTTTACCTGCTTTGTCTTTAAACCATGCAATAGATTTTTTTGTCCGCGGTGTTATACCTGCACGGAATGCTTCAATCTCTAAGTCTGAAAATAAGTTGCTTTGTACCATGCATCTATTTATACACGTTTTTTACGAGTATAAGGTTTTAGTGGTTTAGTCGACTTTGGCATAATGCCCATCTTGTCAAGAGTATGCTCAGTCCATATATGAAACGTATATCCACGATCTTTTGCATATCGTTGTGCTGCTTTCCATTTGTTCTGATTCTTTACATATGTCAGACCTTCATTGATATATCTCTTTGTCTTCCTACCCGGGTACACGGGAGGTACGGTCTGATTTGATGGTTTAATCTCTACTAGTATTGTCTGGCCTGATTTAAATGTAATCTTGAGGTCCATGAAGTACCGATGATACTTCTTATCTACTTCATATAGGTATGGTATCACAGTCTCTTCACTAGACCATGACTTTACATCTGAGTTTTCGTCACACCATTTAAAACAATATTTCTCCCACATCGATCTAAAAACAATGTTAGTGAAGTCGCCTTTATACTTCTTAGGATTTTTAGGTTTGAATTTTCCAGAGTATGCCATGAAAATTGTTATAAATAGTGTAAATGTTTATTTATAGGATAACCCATGGCTATTACAAATATAGGATATAGATATTCTTTTCCTCCTAGCATAGATGAAGATGATGCAGATGCTCTTTCTAATGAGAAGTATCGTGCAGTATTATCTTTTAACCCAGTAAAAGTAGATGCAGCTACTGTCGGTAGTTTAATAGGAAAGGATAATATATTAGCTAAAATACTAAGCGGAGATATTGATAGCTTAGAAGATTTAGGAAAATTCTATAATGAAAATTTTAATCCTTTAGTTAAGAGAGAGCGTGAATCTCGTAATATTCCTGGTGAGGGTGCATCATCTGAAGAACTTTCGCGAAAAGAACAACAGGCAGTTAGAACAAATTTAGTAGCCAGAAGAACTGCAGAAAATACTGTAATGCGTGGTAAACATTCAGATGATTTAGGTATACCACAAAATAGATATGTACATTTGTATATGCCCATGAATATTACACAAAACGAAAGTGTAGTAGCTGGACCTGAACAATTAGGTATTGCGGGAGGAATGGTTGCATCTACATTGGCCGGTGGTGATAGAAGTGTTGTTGATATTGCTAAATCTGCATATAAGGGTACAGTTACTGGTCTAGGTGAGCTTTTAGAAGGTAAAGCTTCTGGAGAATTCGGTTCGTTAATAGCACAACGCCTTGTAAGTAAATTAAGTACTAACGTTGGCAACGCAGTTTCACTAGGTACAAGAATTGCAGTAAATCCAAATACAAGAGCTATATTTAAACAAGTTAATATACGTGAATGGAATTTTGCATTTCAAATGATACCTACCAGTCCGTATGAATCTACTTTAATAGAAAATATTATTGACTTCTTTAGAATGGAACAATTGCCAACTGAATTAGTTTCAGCTGCTGGTGGTGGTGTAGGCATGGCCTATCAATTTCCTAATTTAATGCATATTAAAGCCTTATATAGAGATGAACGCACAGGAAGATATAAGCCTATTCTTACAAGATTCTTACCAGCATATTTACAAGCAGTAGATGTTACATATAATACTACAGGTATGTCATTTTTTGAAGGTGGTAAATTTCACGATGCTACAATGAATTTAAAGTTCGTAGAATATAGACCATTAAATAAAGATGATATAGATGTAGAAAGAGAATATCTAGGTAAAACAGATCGTTTAAGGCCGAGAGGATAAGATATGAGTCATTTTAAAAATTTTCCTAAGGTACTATATAATTTTGGCAATGAGGTTGACTCTGTAATATTTCAGAAACTCGGTACGTATGTCGATATAATAGATCAAGTTAGAGATGATATAACAATATATTCTGATTATACTATTCTAGACGGAGATAGGCCAGATATATTATCATATAACTTATATGGTGATATACAATATTATTGGTTAATATTCTATGTAAACGATGCACTACGAGAAGAAGGCTGGCCTCTTACTGCAAATGAAGTTCAAGAGCAGATGGAAAAGTATTATCCACACGATTTTATTAGAACGTATGATAACTGGTTTAAAGGTGATTTTAAAATAGGTAATCGTGCTACTGGTAAAAAGAGTGGTGCATTTGGTGATATTATGCAAACACACCCGGATCTTGGTCAAATTATTGTAGCTAACGATAGTGGTTTTAATTTTCAGAAATCTGAAGTGGTAGAAGCGGGTTTTGGTTTCTTTAATCCAGATACAATTAATATACAAGCTACAGATAAACAGTATAATGCAGTTCATCATTATGAAGATGCAGATGGTAACTATGTAGATATCGACCCTTTGCAAGATGCTCCGAGTACAGTTACACCAATTACTTTTGCTGAAAGGTTTATAGATGAGAATGAAAAACGTAAAAGAGTCAGAATTATAAAACCAGAAGTCATTAATCAGCTATTTAATGAATTTAACAGAGCACTAAAATAATGTCCGGTCAATATTCAGCCAGTGAATACAAAATCCAAGAAGCAGTATTAACTATTCCTGAAAGAGGGATTGAGTTAGATATTAGCTCTACAATACTTGAATTAATATTATACGAGTCAGTAAATACTCCATATATTACAGGTAGAATGGTTTGTGTTGATACACAATATGTATTTGAGAGATTAAAATTTGATGGCACTGAAAGAATTAGAATAGATATTGCTTCTGATTATGATGCTATTTTAACTAAGAGCTTTTTTATTACTCGAACTCTGGGCAAAACTAAATCTGATGAAAACACATATGCATATAACTTTTATATTGCAGAAGATATATTCTTCTTAGATGTATTAAAGTCAGTATCACGTGCATATAAGGGTACTCCTGATGAAATAATACAAAATGTTTTATCTAACGAATTTCAAAGAGAGTTAAAGTTAATAGGTAAAGCACCATATCAATCAGCATTTAGTTATGTTTCACCATACATATCACCACTAGCAATCATAGATACTATTCGGCGAAGAGCTTACGACGTAAATGGTTTTCCATATTTTGTATATGCTTCTTTAAAAGAAGAAGAGATAAGAATGAAAAGCTTGTCTGAGATGATAGAGAATGATCCTTTGAACGAAATAAGTTTTGTGTTTAGTAATGCACAGAATTTTAAAAATGTACCAGAACAACAATTAATTAATGTAGAATCATTCGAAGAAGCTGGTGAAAATGATACAATTGAGTTATTATTAAAAGGTGCAGTGCAAAATCAGTACAATGTTTTAAATCTTAGTACAAATAAGAGAAATAAGCAGAATAGATTTAATATTACAGATGCATTTGATGTAGGTCCTACGAAGTCTATATTCAAAAAAGACTTTACAATACAAGATAAAACTTTAAATGATTTCGACCCGAATGTCATTTATCGAGTTGTGAATCACACAACAATGGATGAGTTAGGATATCATGATGAAAAAGATATTGAACAACATTTAAATAAAGTAAAATCAACTGCTCTTGTATCTGCATTAAGTAAAAAGAAAATAACTGCTGGCATAACCGGTGTTTTTAATTTTAATAAAGATACTGTATTCATTGGAGAGCAAGTTAACTTAACACTACCACAGTTTGAATCAGAGACTAAAGATACCGTGACAAGTGGTTCTTATGTTGTATTAGAAACTAAGCACCTATTCTCACAAAATAAATACAACATGTATATGACATGTAGTCGACTAACACAATCATCTGATGATACAGTTGCAATTGGACCTAACTCATGATAAATTTTTACGGTGATAATTTAAGATGGTTTATTGGCGTTGTAGAAAGCAACGCAGACCCATTATATGTAGGTAGATGCAGAGTGCGCATATATGGCGCACATAGCGATGATGTAAATGAAGTACCTGAAGCATCATTGCCCTGGGCTTCTTGTTTAGTACCAACTACAGAAGATGGTGTAAGTGGATTAGGCAGAAGTCCTAATGTAAAACCAGGTGCAATGGTATTTGGTTTCTTTTTAGATGGTAAAACATCACAACAGCCTGTTATAGTAGGCTCTATCCCAAGAATAGAAGTTCTTGAAGATGAACAATTAAATTCAGTAGATGCACCAGCTATTGCTTCAAGTGGTACACCTAGTGAAGAAGAGCTTAGAGATCTGCCTAATAAGGGAATTACTGGATCAACTGAAACAGTAGTCGGTAATAATAATACTGAAAAAGCATTTAACTTTTTAGTGGGTAACGGCTACAATAAAGAACAAGCCGCTGGTATATGCGGTAACTTTATTATAGAATCAGGCATGGATCCAACCATAGTTTCGAAAGTACCAGGCGAAGCATCATTCGGTATCGCTCAATGGAACCCTGCAGCTGGTAGATTACAAAGACTTGAATCATATGCAGTAGATAGAAATTTAGATCATCGCACATTAGTAACACAATTACAATTCTTTCATTATGAGTTTACTACAGAAGGAAAGTATTACGGTTATAATAAATTTAAAGCGATGAATGATGTTGTAAATGCAACTATTCATATATGTGACAAATACGAAAAACCTGGAACAAGACATTTAATTAGACGGATCAAAGCTGCAGAAAAAGTATTGGAGACTTATGGATGAGCGTAGATATTCGAGACATAAATCTAACGTTACTGACTGCATTCAAGAACTCTAACTTTATTATTGTTGGAGAGAAGGCATTGCAGGCCGCTAATGCAACTAAACTGCAATCTGAATCTCTACTTGAGAGTGATCAGACTATTAGTGGTATTAAGAGTATTTCTAATATCAACGTTGCTCCATCTATTGCACAGCTCGACACAGTGCTGCCGGCAACTGATGTTAATGATTCGGATGATTCGGATATTAATCTCATTACTGGCTCAAGATCTAATGCAGGCCGATTGAATACAGTAATTGGTTCAGGGTCACCACAAGCCGTAGGACAATCGTTAGCCACGGTATCTGATCGTAATGCATTTACATATAGAAATGAACTTAAATCAATAGCAGTTGAAGACGCTAAAGAGTCTGTAAATGATATCGATAATATATTAACAAACGGTGTCGATAAACACGTCGGTCTTTCTAATTCTATTAACCTATTCAATATAGCATTTAATAGTGGTGTAGGTCAACGAACTGATTCATTATTGGGTAATTGTATTTTAAATATACAAAAAGGTATATTCCCTATCATAGACAATGTAGCACCTAATATATCTAAAGCAGACAAAGATGAAACTGTACGTTTATTGTTAGCTGATAGAAAAAGAGAAGCAGCACAGTTATTAGAGAGAAATTCTAAAAACTTCGACGCCACACAGATCGAAGAAAAAATAAAAGAAGTACCTATAAGCCAGAAAGAGATATTAAATGAAGCTGATAATAAAGCTATAGGCACAAAGTCTACACAAGACTATGAGTTAGCTGCTGGAGAAGGTAAATGGGAAGGTAATAAAACACCTGTCAATAGTAACACATATACATTTGATATTGTAGGTACTAAAGAAGAACTCATTACAGAGTTTAGAGAATCTACAAGAGACATTACAGAATTTGTTACACATTGGACAGGTACATTCACGAATCAAATAATTGGTGCACGTGATGTGCATTCGTGGCATTTAGACAGAGGGTTTAATGGTTGTGGTTATCATTATGTAATACAGAGAGATGGTAAGTTACAGCGCGGTAGACCATTGAACGTACAAGGTGCACATTCAAAAGCATATGGTCATAACAAATATTCTATAGGCGTTACATTTGTTGGTGGATTTAATTGTCCGTCAGGCACACCTAATCCAGAAAGATTCTTATCATCAGATAGTTTTACAGAAGAACAATGGAATACATACGCAATGTTTGTAGAATCATTCTATACCGTATGGCCGGGTGGCCAGGCATGGGGTCACAACGATACAACAGATCAGGGTAAGATAGACCCTGGATTTGATGTACAGCAATATGTGTATAATAAATTTAATAAAGAAAACATATATGCGGATGGTAAGAACCCTGGATCAGCATTGTCATCAGTGGCATTGGAAAGAGTTAGAAGAAGAGTAACATGACAACAGAGAACGACGACTATCAGGATCGAATACTAAGACTAGGTAAAGGAAAAACTGATACACAAGGTGTAAACACTAATGCTTTCTCTGATCCTTCTGGCCAGTATCCACGTACTAACAATCACAATCAATCTTCTATTAATAAAGCAGCTAGAGGCGGTGGTGGTAAACAGTTATCTGTCGGTGGTTCTGTTAAGAATGTAAATCTTGAAGTAGAACCTGCAGCGTCGACACAATACGGAATGGCCGATATTCGAGAGACTGCATCAGGTCATGTCATAGAATTTAATGACACACCAGGCGGTGAACGAATAATGCTACGTCATAAGACTGGTGCTGGTATAGAGATTAGGCCAGATGGCACAGTCTTAGTTGTATCTACTAAGAATAAAGTAGAAGTATGTCATGGTAGTAACGAAGTTATTGTAGAAGGTGAAGCAAACTTATCTTACAAAGGTAATTTAACTCTTAATGTAACAGGTGATTTTAATGTCAATTGTAGAGATTATAACGTCCATGCTCGAGGCAGTAAAACCGAGCAAGTTGACAAAAATTCGAAGACGTCTATATTTGGAAATTCTGGTAATTCGGTTTCAGGTAATTTTATACAGAGCGTTGCAGGTAATACTACGGACCTTACTTTGGGTACGCAAACTCTTGTCACAAAAGGGGATCTGGTAGTAGCAACTGAAGGTTCACAAGAAATAGTATCTAAAGGTCCAAGTATATACACGTCTGAAGAACAAATTAATTTGTCTTCTCCTGATATTAATATTGTTGCAACTGACATTGCAGTCGCTGGTAGTAGAGGTACAATCGGAGGCGGTAAGACAGTGCTTTACGGAGAAACTATTCACGGCAATCTAAAGGGCACTGCAGATAAAGCACGTCGTTTAGGTACGGCAGGTATAAGCATATTCAATTCACTTGGCAGTTTATTAGTTGATGGTACAGGTACTACCGGTGCGGGTAGTATTAATTTTACATCTACTGCGAATCCAACCGAAGGTATGACTAATTCTTATCTTACTGTCGGAGACCGTGGTATACGTAAAGTACATATTGATATTGATGACTATCTTAAGAATGAACTTCTTGTACGCAAATACACAACAGAAGAAGTTAGATCTAAGATGAGAGAGAAAACAAATAGAGACTTTGCAGAATTTACGGCATATCAAGTTGCATCTGGAGCGCTTAACGCTAATTATGCTAATACTGCACCAGGTGAATTTGGTAAGGTAGCAGTCACAAGTAAAGCGCAGTCACAAAGAGGTGTTAATACTTTCGGACAAGCACGCGGCATTGCACGAGTACAAAAATTTAAAACAGGTGAACGTAAAGTTAAATGGAATATCATACCTGAACTTAAATTTAAAAATAATATTCTTGGTACAGTTAACACAAATACATTAATAAATCATGATACATCAATAGGTAAATTTATTGGTACAGATGATCATGGTGAATTTAATGCCTTAGGTATTGCAGATAAGACGCAATTAGCAAAAAACTATTTTGTTATATCAGAAATGATGAAAGTTGTTTCGAATAGTAATCATACCCCTACTGAGTTTGAGCCATACACGTTAGAAGTTGTAGAAGGTTATTATGCACCTGAAACTTATGGTGTTGGACCACCTGGTAAATTGCAAGAAGAGAAGCTAACACCTAATGGTATTTTAGATTTAAGAAACAAAGGTCGAGCATTAGTATTTGAATTAAGAGATCAAAAGGGTGAGATTGATGAGAGAGCAACATTTGCATTAGCGGTTGCATGGTCAGAAGTAGGTTATTTTGATAAGCTTACTTTAGATTATGACACTTATAATCCAGCAGGAGATCTCAATGTACAAATTATTCTAGAGATACCTAATATAAATTCATTCACTGATATACGATTCAAGAGAAATGTACAAACATTATTTAATAATACAGTTCAAGCGAATGATGCATTAGTCGAAGTTTTCTTATTTAAAGACGCAGTTTAAAGTTATAAATAGATGAAAAAGGTTTAAAATGGCAAGACAATTATCAATAGAAGATGGTAATCTATCTAGTTCGATTCTTACGAGCAGAAGGAAGTCGTATTCGGATATTGACTTATTGTTTGAAAGAAAACCTAGTGGCGACATATACAGAAAAACAGATGCTGATGCAGTTAAACAATCTGTAAAAAATATAGTTTCTACTAATAGGTATGAAAAGCCATTTGAAATATTCTATGGTGCTAATATTACCGGTATGTTATTTGAATTAGCAGATGCTGGTATGGGTACTCATGTTGAGGATCAAGTAAAAAGTGCAATACAAGATTATGAACCTAGAGCAAGAATATTAAGAATAAATGTTTTTAGTAATCCGGACCGTAATACATTACAGGTCGAATTATTATTCAGAGTAACGTCAACTGAACAAGAAGTAGAATTACAAACTACTGTATCGAGGTTAAGGTAATGGTAACAACAATAAGATCAACAGATCTAGATTTTACAAGTATTAAAACTAGTTTAAAAACTTCTTTACAAAATAATCCTGAGTTTAAAGATTATAATTTCGAAGGTTCAGGACTTTCTGCTCTGTTAGATGTATTAGCATACAATACACATTATAATGCATTAATTGCAAACATGGCGTTAAATGAATCATATTTAACTACAGCTCAATTGAGATCATCGGTCGTATCTTTGGCTGAAGCTATTGGCTATATACCTTCGTCAAAGACAGCTCCTTCTGCTACAGTAAATCTATCAATCAATACTGGTAATCTTGCAGGCAGACCGACATTTATTTCATTACCTAGAGGAACTAAATTTACAACGATTGTTGATAATGTTTCTTACACATTTGAAACCATAGGTTCAGTTACTGCTGAAGATAACGGCAATGGATTATACATTTTTAAAAATGATAGAGGTAGTGAGAATATCACTATTAGAGAAGGTAAAAATATAACAAAGACTTTTATTGTAAGTGAAAACTCACCTGACTCAGTATATATTATACCAGATAAAAATATGGATACTACTACAGCTTTTGTAAGTGTATATCCAGATATGTCTAGTACAACATTTATTACGTACACAGATTTAAAAGAGGCAGATACAATTGATGATCAGTCTAAAGTTTATATCTTACGAGAAACGCCAAATGAATTTTATGAATTATCTTTTGGCGACGGTTTTACATTAGGTAAAGCACCTGAAGCTGGTAATAAAATCGTGGTAGAATATCTTTCTACTAGTGGCCCAGATGCAAACGGCGCTACTAATTTTACTCCTGTTACACAAGTACCTATTAGTAGTGCGGGCGGAAATGTAAATTTTACCATATCATTGACAACAGTAACTAAAGCTGTATCAGGTTCTGTTGTTGAGAGTGTGGCTTCTATTCGTAAGAATGCACCGTTCTCATATGCATCTCAAAACCGTATGGTTACAGCAGCCGATTATGCCACACTTATTAAACGTAACTTTGGTTATCTTATAAAAGACATTCAAGCATATGGCGGAGAAGATGCTGTACGTAAAGAATATGGCGTTGTCTTTCTATCGATTGTATTTAAAGATGATGTAACTCAGGAAACAATAGATAAGACAAAAGGTGATATAGAAAACTTAGCAAGACAATTGCAGGTTATTACATTTGATGTGAAGTTCCAAGACCCAGACATTACATATCTAGAAGCTTCAGTATTTTTTCAATTTAATCCTAAGTTTACATCATCTTCTATACAAGAAATTCAAAGCCGTGTGGAAGTTGCGGCAGATAATTACTTTGCTGATAATACAGGCTTATTTGAGCAATCATATAGACGATCTAATCTATTAGCCCTAGTAGATGAAGTAGACCCATCAGTATTATCATCTCGTGCTAATCTTAAAGTGCAAAAAAGATATGTTCCTTTCTTAGGTAGACTTGAATCAGCTACATTACGATATGCATCACCGATAGCTGAACCTAATGATGAAGAACCGACAATCACATCAACTGGATTCTTTTCAAATGGCGTAAGAGTTAGAATAGAAAATAAACTAGACACTTATAAATTACAACTAGTAGCACTCGATGATAATACTGTTTTAGTAGATAATATAGGAGAATATTTTCCAGCTACAGGTATTGTATCAATTGTAGGTTTAACTGTTGATAGTATTATAGGTGGTAATGATTTTATTAAAATATCTGGCGTAGCGGCAAATGAATCATTCTCATCACCAGGACAAAACCAAATTGTTGTATATGATGAAGGACCATCATTCGTACAAGCAAATATAGTAAAAACGAGCTAACATGTCTTTAGATAAAACATTACGCGATATTAATCGACGGCCTATATCGGTTCAAGATAAGAAGCATGTAGATAATGTTCTACCTGAATTTTTTCAGACTGAATATCCAAAGTTTGCAAAATTTCTAAATGCTTATTATGATTATATGGATAGCGATACATCGCCAACAAACTTGATCGATGAATTATTTTTAAATCGTGATATTACTCAGGTTGATATAGACTTATTATCTTTCATCGAAGACGAATTACTTTTAGGAAAGCAGTTTTTTGAAGGATTTGTAAATAAGCGTGAGGCTGCAGATTATTCAAGTACCCTATATAAAACAAAAGGAACTAAATATAGCATTGAGCAATTCTTTAGAGTGTTCTATAATTCATTTGCTGAAGTAATATACACAAAAGAAAATGTTTTTATTGTCGGTAATGTACATGATCTTGAAAAAGAAAAAGCAAATGCAAATGCCGGTATAACTCCTTATGCTCCTGAGATCACTGTATCAGCATCACGTATTGGACCTGAAGAACAAAGATATATAACAGATGATAAGCTATACCAAAAGTATGCATTACTTGTTAAGTCTACATTACCGATAGACACATGGAGAGACATATATAAACTATTTGTGCATCCGGCAGGTATGTACGTTGCAGGCGAAGTTCAGATTGTAAGTATTGCAGAACCTGGTTATACAATCATGCCTCCTGGTGTGGCAGATTCTCAGGGACCAATATATGCAGGTTTTGCACAAGCGGCTGCAGTTGCTGTCAATGCGACCAATCACCTAGTGCAAGATTTAGGTTCGCGCATTGAACCATTTACTCTAAAACCTGTGCAACTTGGCCATCTAGGTAATATGACACTCGCAGCTTTTGATGCAAACTTCAATAGCTTAGCAAACGTTATGAACCCAGGATCAAATACATTTGATGATGATAGTACAGTTGCTGATCCATCATTCCCGAAAATGTCAAGTGATAATACACTTCTAATGAATTTTAGTAACGACTTCTTCTAAAAACTATTATAAATAGTGATAACTTTTAAAGAGAGATAACATGGCTAGACAAAATATTAATACTGGCGCTACCGCAAACGACGGTACAGGTGATTCATTACGTAATGCCGGTAATAAAATAAATCAAAACTTTCAAGAGTTATACCAATTTCTTGGCGAAAGCGATCAGGTATCTCCATATTTGTTTATTGATTCCGATGGTATACACTTTAATGGTGCTAGTGTAAATACATTTAAAACTATTTTAGAGGTGTTAGATCCTACACAGAATAATACTATTACATTACCTGATTCAACTGGTGAAGTCGTTTTAGACACATCTGCACAAACTCTTGTTAATAAAACATTAGCCGCATCAGCACTTACAGAACCTAAAATAAAAGATGATGACTCGAGTCATAATTATCAGATTGTTCCAGGTGCGTTAACAGCAAATACTCCTGTTAATTTACCTTCGCTTACTGATAGTGATGATTTTGTAATGGCTAAGCATGCGCAAACATTGGAAAATAAAACTTTAGATTCAGCAACAATTAATTTTCCAAAAGTTAATCAGATCTTAGATACTAACGGCGCGACAGTCACAAAATATGAAGCGTTTCCTAATTCAGTAAATTTTATATCACTGGGCGGAGAAGCAACAGGATATAACCCATCAATATACGTTGATGGAGCTGATTCAAATGTGAGTTTAGCGTTAGGTGGTAAAGGTACTGGTTCAGTAAAATTAGATACACGAGTTTCTCTAGGTAGTTCGGCACAATCAGCAGA